GTATATGATATTTCTGGTGGTGCACGATAAAAAACTATTGACATAGTAGATTAAGTATATATAACTATGTTTATGAAGTAAAAGCATAAAGCCCTATTATTAGCTACCTTTGTGCTTTTCTTAACTAAGCCCAACTACTAAGTAAGACCTACCTAGTTAAGTATAGGCCCATTTACGCTACAGAGTAAAACTGATCATTTTACGCTAAAGCGTATATGCACCCTAGAACTACTAGCCTCTTTCAAAGTGTTAGCTTACTAACTAAGCCAAACATCTAATGGAGGATTTTTATCATGGCTTTTTCATCAGCGTCAGGTTACGGCAATTTACCTAATGGTAATTTTAGTCCAGTAATCTACTCCAAACAGGTACAGCTTGCTTTCCGCAAGAGTACTGTTGTAGGAGAAATAACTAACTCCGATTATTTCGGAGAGATAAGCGCACAAGGGGATACGGTTCAGATTATCAAAGAGCCAGAAATCTCAGTGCAAGCTTACACACGTGGCACAACTGTCACGGCACAAGACTTAGACGATGAAGACTTTCAGTTGACCATTGACAAAGCGAACTACTTTGCTTTCAAAATGGATGACATCGAAGAGGCGCATAGTCACGTAAACTTTATGCAACTTGCAACAGATCGTGCAGCGTATCGTCTAAAAGATCAGTATGACCAAGACGTACTTGGATACCTTTGTGGTTTCAAACAGTCAGCACTACATGGATCACCAGATACAGCTAACACAACCGTAAACGGTTCTAAGTCTGTTATCACTGCTGGTTCAGACGAACTTCTTTCTTCAATGAAGCTAAAGAAGGGTGACTTCGGTAACATCACAACTTCAAGTGCAGGGGATCACTCTATCCCACTAACTGCACGTATGCCAGGTGCAACTTCACTACCAACAGCAACAGCTTCACCAGCAATGGTTGTAGCACGTATGGCTCGTTTGCTAGATCAACAACAAGTTGATACAGATGGCAGATGGCTTGTTGTTGACCCTGTGTTCATGGAACTATTGCGCGATGAAGATTCACGCTTAATGAACGCTGACTTCGGTGAATCTGGTGGTCTTCGCAACGGTCTTGTTGTAAACAACTTTCACGGCTTCCGTATGTACGTGTCCTCAAACCTACCTGCAGTAGGAACAGGACCAGGCACATCTGGATCAGCAAACCAAAATGCTAACTTTGGTGTGATTGTTGGTGGACATGACTCAGCAGTAGCAACTGCAGAGCAGATCAACAAAACAGAATCATATCGTGACCCTGACAGCTTTGCTGACATTGTTCGTGGTATGCACCTATATGGTAGAAAAATCCTTCGTCCAGAGGGTATCGTAACAGCTAAGTATAACGCAGCGTAAGAAGGGAGATTGAACAATGGCTACTATTTCAATGAGCACGAACTCAGCCTCTACTTCCAACAATGGCGGTACTGGCAATAAGCAGCTTCGTGGCAGCTTAGTTACTCTGCAGAACGACATAGATCTTGCAGATGCTATATTACAAAACAGTGGTACTGCACTAGCAGCCAATGATATCATTGAGGCTATTGCTGTTCCTGCAAACACTTTGATCCTACATGCAGGTTTCAAAGTTCAAACTGCAATGGAAGGTACTACTACAGATTCTGCGATCCACGTTGGTATTACAGGAACAGACGTAGACATATTTGCTGCGTCATTTGACCTAGACGGTGCATCAGCAGGGGATCACACTCCTGCGATTACATCTTCAGGTGTATGTTCTAACTTACCAGTGTTCACTGCATCAGCAGACACTATTGACGTAGAGATTCATGCGTCAAGTGGAACTATCACTGGCGGTATTATTCGTGTGTACGCTGTATGCGTAATCATGGATGATGTCTCAGGATCAAGTTCTGCTAATGAAGTAGACCGTGATCTACTAGCATAATACTTTGGGGGCTGGGCAACTGGCCCCCTTATCACATATTAGGAATCACTTATGGCAGAGACATTTCTTACACTGACGAACAAAACACTAGTTAGGATGAATGAGGTAGAACTTACAGCTTCTAACTTTGCAAGTCCAAGAGGCGTACAAACACAGTGTCAGAATGCTGTCAATGAATCTATAAGATATATTAATCAGAGAGAGTTTGCATATCCTTTTAACCACGCATCAAACTCTTCTACACTTACGCCAGGTGTTGCTAAGTACACTGTGCCAACTAGTACAAAGTACATAGATTACAACACAGCAAGAATAAAAAAAGATGAAGATCTAAGTTCAGCAGGTAATAGCCTGACTAAACTAAACTACAACGAATACATATCAAGAGATTACGCTGTACAAGAAGATGACGTTGCATCTACAACTATTAATGCATCATCTGGATTGTCTGCAGCAGTAACAACAATAACTGTCGCAGATACCTCTGACTTTGATGCCACAGGCACTTTGTTTATAGGTGGTGAACAAATAACTTACACAGGTATAACAGGTAACGATTTCACAGGATGTACTAGAGGCGCAAACGATACAACAGCAGCAGCGATTGCAAACAGTACAACAGTTACACAGTTTTCAAAAGGCGGTATCCCTAGATTTATAGTGCGCACCCCAGATAATAATTATATACTATATCCTTTTCCTGATAAACAATACACGCTAATCTTTGATTACTTTACATTCCCCTCTGATCTATCAGCATCTACAGATACAACTACAATACCTGATAGGTTTGCAAGTGTTATAGTAGATGGCGCAGTAGCCTACGTGTACCAGTATCGTGGAGAGATACAACAATATCAAGTAAACTTTGAACGATTCCAACAAGGCATAAAGAATATGCAAACACTTGTAATAAACAAATACGACTACGTAAGATCTACATTAATGGGCGGTGCTACAACAACGTATAATCCTGTACTAAGAGTATCTTAAAATGCCAGATACATCAACACTACAACCAGCAGCTTTTAACTGTGAGGGTGGGCTAGTTCTAAACAGGTCCACCTTTCTTATGCAACCTGGTGAAGCTTTAGTTCTAGAAAACTTTGAGCCTGATGTTGAGGGTGGCTACAGACGTATAAACGGTTTTCGTAAGTTTGTTAATCAGATAGTTCCTCAAACAAACAATGCTACCGAAAAAGTTTTACTAGTAGCTAGGTTTGCTAATAGAGTTGTTGCAGCTAGGGGTGAAAGAATATATAGTGCTGGCTCTACAGAGTTATCACAAAGAATACTATCAACAACTGCTATGTCTGGGTCAGGCACACTAAACGTAGACTCCACTGCAGGTTTTGCATCTAGCGGTACATTATTAATAAACAGTGAGGAGTTTACTTATACAGGTATAACTAGCACAACCTTTACTGGTGTCACTAGATCTACATCAAGTACAACTGCAGCTAACCACGCAATAGATGATGCAGTGTCAGAGAACTGGACGCAGAGAGATACAGGTAGAACTAGTGCAGACAAGTATGACTTTGAAAGATTTAACTTTGACGGTAATGAAAAATTAATATGTGTTGACGGTGTTAATGCACCTGTTGTATTTAACTCATCTATGACAGCCACAGATGTAAGCGAAAGCACTGTAGCAGCATCAAAGTTTGTGGCTGCATTTAGAAACCACATGTTTTATGCAGGTAAGTCCTCAACACCATCAACTGTAGTTTTTAGTGAGCCGTTTGATGAAGACGGTTTTAACTCAGGAGATGGCGCTGGTAGTATCAATGTAGACGATACGATAGTAGGACTAAAAGTTTTTCGTGACAACCTGTTTATATTCTGTGAGAATAGAATATTTAAACTGACAGGTTCTGGCCTATCTAACTTTGCTGTAGAACCTGTAACTAGAAACATAGGTTGTGTAAACGGTAACACTATCCAAGAGTTTGCAGGTGATCTGATCTTTCTTGGACCTGATGGTTTAAGAACTGTTGCTGGTACTGCTAGGATTGGTGACGTTGAGCTAGGTACAATATCCAAGAACGTACAGTCTTTGTTTGACGAAAACATAACTGACTCTAGTCTTTTTGAAAGTGTGGTCATACCAGATAAGACACAGTACAGAATATTTTTTACAAAGGATACCGTGTCAGCAAAAAGAACTAGGGGTGTCATATGTGTTATGAAGGGTGATGGTTTTGAGTTTTCTGAATCATTAGGTATTAAACCGTCATGCTCAGACACTCATGTAGAAGCAGGAGATGTAATAGTTATTCATGGTGGGTTTGATGGATATGTACATAGACAAGAAAAAGGTAACACCTTTGATGGCACAGCTATACTAGGCAGATACAGAAGTCCAGATTTAAACTTTGGAGATGTAGGTGTAAGAAAAACAATGCACAGAGTTATTCTTAACTACAAGCCTGAAGCTAACATCAGTGCAGATTTACTTTTAAGATACGACAACGATAGTGTGGGTGCATCAAGACCTGCAGCTTACAGTTTAACAACCGCTACGGTAGGAGCACAGTATGGTACTGCTGTTTATAGCACATCTTCTTCTACTACACAGTTTGTTTATGGTGGTGGTTCTCAGCCTCTAGTAAGACAGCCTGTAGAGGGTTCAGGTTTTACTGTTGCGCTAAAGGTAGATGATAGTGGTGAATCTCCACCATATTCACTAAAAGGATTTCAATTAGAATATCAAGTAGGAGCTAGACGCTAATGGGTGCTAATTACACAAGACAGTCAACTTATACAGAGGGTGACATAATCCAAGCATCAGACACGAATGACGAGTTTGATCAGCTTCTTGCCGCCTTTGCTGCTAGTACAGGACACACACACGATGGTACAACTGGAGAGGGTGGTCCTATTAGTACACTGGCAGGGCATGGAATAACCTTTGGTGCTGGCACTGCTGGTACAGACATTGTAATTACTTTTGATGGTGAAACTAATGACGGTGTACTAAAATGGATGGAAGACGAGGACTACTTTGAGTTTTCTGATGATATACTGGTTGCTTCGTCAGAAAAGCTCCAGTTTCGTGATACTGCTCTTTATATTAACTCTAGTACTGATGGTCAGCTTGATATTGTTGCTGACACTTTGGTTCAAATTGCCACTGCTGCATTTACTGTGGACGCAAGTGGAGACATTACTTTAGACGCAGGTGGAGCAGACGTTGTACTAAAAGATGACGGAACTACGTTTGGTAGTTTGACTAACAGCAGTGGTGAGCTTGTAATAAAGTCTGGATCAACTCCAACGACAGCACTAACATTTAGTGGTGCTAATATTACAGCAGCAGGTAACTTAACTGTAGATGGTAACTTAGATGTAACAGGTACGTTTGATCTTAGTGATTCTAACTTTACCAACGCTGGTAACATACAACTAGACAGTATCTCTGGAGATGCAGATACTAACACAAGTATTACGTTTAGCGGATCTGATGTAATCACAGTTGCGACAGGTGGCACTACATCTTTTACTGTAGATGCAAGTCAAAACATTTTAATGAATGCTGCACAAAAAGTACAGTTTAGAGATACTGCACTTACTATCCACTCCAGCGCAGACGGTCAACTAGATATTAATGCTGATACTGAGCTTGAGATAACAGCACCTACTGTTGACATCAATGCTAGTAGCGGAGTAGACATCAGTGCTAACTTAACTGTTGGTGGTTCTACTACACTTGGTGCTACATCTTTTGGTGATGCAAATATTACTAACGTAGGTAGTATTGCTCTCGACACTATCACTAACGATGGAACTGATATCACGTTAGACTCAAGTGGTGACATCATACTAGACGCTGCTGGCAATGAGGTATTCTTTAAATCTTCTGGCACATCAATACTTGAGTTTAAACATGATTCTGGTGACGCAGTATT